GTTTTATCCTGTATTCATTAGTGGTCTTTCTGGTAACGGCAAGACTACAATGGTAGAACAAATTTGTGCGAATCTAAAGCGTGAGGCTATTCGTGTCAATATTAGTATTGAGACCGATGAGGATGATCTAATCGGTGGCAATACACTAGTTGATGGTAATGTCGTCTATAGGGAAGGGCCCGTCCTCACCGCTATGAAGCGGGGTGCTGTCCTTATACTTGATGAAGTAGATCGTGGATCGAATAAGCTAATGTGTCTCCAGGCTGTCCTCGAAGGTAAATCCTACTTCAACAAAAAGACTGGCGAAACCATTACTCCTGCTAACGGGTTTACAATTATCGCTACGGCTAATACAAAAGGTCGTGGCTCTGATGATGGTAAGTTTATTAGCGCCCAGTTACTTGACGAGGCTTTCTTGGAGAGATTTGCCATCACCGTTGAGCAGGAGTATCCTACAATGTCCGTTGAGAAAAAAATCATTCTCAACAAGATGGAACGAGCAGGCTGTGTCGATGAAGACTTCGCTACACACCTCGTTACATGGTCGGACGTTATCCGTAAGACCTTTATGGAAGGTGCAATCGATGAGTTGGTTAGCACTCGCAGGCTGGAGCATATTGTAAATGCTTTTGCCGTCTTCAACGACAAGGTAAAAGCAATCACGCTTTGTACTAATCGCTTTGACGAGGATACAAAGCAAGCATTCATCGACTTGTACAGCAAGGTTGATCCTTCGAACGAAGAGCAGCCTACTTGGCAAGAAGAGATGGCTAATACTGAATCAGAGGTATCATTTTAATGGGAAAGAAAATATATAAGTTCCGTGAGGACGAGTTGATTGAGGAGTTTAAGAAGTACATCGACTCTACTTACAATGCCCACTACGGTCAAGGCGGACTTCAGTCCGCCGAGATCATTGTCGATAGAGGACACGGTGACGGGTTCTTTCACGGCAACATCGACAAGTATAATGGTCGATACGGTAAGAAAGGTGAAACGCCAGACGAATGGCGAAAGGATATTGTGAAGATTATTCACTACGGTTTCTTAGCACTGTATGAGCATGATCGAAAATATTCTGATGACACAGTTACCATATCTTATAAATAAGATAAGTTAATCATCCATTTTCAGGAGATATAAGAATGGCACACCAAGTACAAATTACATTGACTCGTCCTAATGAATCTGTTTCTTTTCAAGAACAAGACAGCAGTTTTATTGCTGAAACAGCCGCATTGATGGAGGCCAACAATGTGACTGCTGAAAGAAACTTAGACGGTAACACAATGACTATCGTCTATACTGCTCCAACAGAAGCGGATTATGACAACTTCTATGAAGCAATGATTCCTAGGTGGTCTAGCATAGGCACGGTTAGTTATGCAAACGATAACAACATAGTTATCAATACCACAGTATTGTAAAAAGATATTCTGGTTGACTTTTTATTATGATGTCTGTATACTGTATAGACAATATTAACTTTGTGAGATTAAATTATGAAAATTAGTAACGATACACTTTCTGTCCTTAAAAACTTTGCTGCGGTGAACACAAATCTTCTTGTTCGCCAGGGCAATACTCTCTCTACTATTAGCACAGGCAAGAACATTTTTGCTCGTGCTACAGTAGCAGAGACTTTTGATCGTGAGTTTGCAATTTACGATTTGAACAGCCTTCTAGGCTTACTGACTCTCATGGAAGATACAGATGTATCATTCGGCGAAGAGTCTATTACAGTGTCTAAGGATCGTAGTCTGTTTGAATACTACTATGCCGATCCCGAAATCATTGTTGGCGCACCCGACAAACAAATCGAAGTTGATGATTTCTTTAGCTTTGATCTGTCAGCAGAAGACCTGAGCATGATCCACAAAGCAGCAGGTATTACTGCTGGTCCTATGGTGAGTATCATTGGTGATGGCACTAAAGTTACAATTACTGTAGGTGATCCTGCTACACCGAAGAGCAACAGTTTCAAGCAGGTCATTACTGAAACTGATAAGATTTTCAAAGCGCATTTGCAAATTGAGAATCTAAAAGTTCTTCCTGGTGACTATCGTGTTATAATTTCTCAAAAGAAATTTATGCACATGGTGAACACCAAGACTGATGTTAAGTATTGGTTGGCATTACATCAATCATCTGAGGTGTAATATGAATGACTTTCAATTGAACATAAACATCAGAGAAGCAGTCAACGGCTGGTTAGTTGAATTTACAAAGGGAGATGACACAGTTGAGTATGTCTACTCCCGACCTGGACCTGCTATTAGTTTCGCAAAGAAAGTAATGACAGGCGATGTAGAAATTTTCGGAGACGATAATGGGTAGAAAGCAAATAATAAAGTGTCCTGAATGCGGTTCATCTATAGTGAAGGAACGTAATGGTACTTTTGTTATTCCTTGTGCTTGTTTTGGTTATGAACTGCCTCCTAATATAGACGACTTAAAAGTCGAAGAGGAAGGCAGACACATACAACTTGATCTCAGTGATACTACTAAATCTACAGAAAAGTTTGGTAGTTAATTTAATATATATTATGAATGGTGTGAACAATGAAAGATCATTTTCTCTGGGTCGAGAAGTATCGGCCTCAAACTATCGAAGATTGTATCCTACCTGAAAAAACAAAAGCCACATTCAAAGAGTTCCTAAAGAAAGGAGAAGTACCCAATCTTCTCCTTTGTGGTACTGCTGGTACAGGTAAGACTACAGTTGCACGTGCCTTGTGTGAAGAACTAGGTTGCGATTATATCGTTATCAATGGTTCAGATGAAGGCCGTCAAATCGATACCCTCCGAACAAAAATCAAAAGTTTCGCTAGTGCTATCTCATTCGAAAGCAAGACTAAAGTTGTAATCATTGATGAGGCAGACTATCTCAATCGTGAATCAGTACAGCCTGCACTTCGAGCATTCATCGAAACATTCTCTGAAAACTGCCGATTCATATTCACTTGTAACTACAAGCAAAAGATTATCGATCCTCTTCACAGTCGAACTACAGTCATTGAGTTTAGAACTGACAAGAAAGATCAGCCTGTACTTGCAAGCAAGTTTATGAAACGTATGAAGTATGTTCTCGATGCTGAAGGTATTACATACAAGGACAAAGTTCTTGCTGAACTTTTGATGAAATACATTCCAGACTATCGCCGTGTACTTAATGAGTTGCAGCGTTATAGCTCATCAGGCATTATCGATGAAGGCATTCTTAGCAATATATCTGATATAAATACTAAAGACCTTATCTCTTCATTGAAAGAGAAAGATTGGAAGAAGATGCGTCAGTGGGTTGCTAACAATGTTGATACTGATCCTCAAGGCATTTTCCGTTACATTTATGATTCGTTACTTCCTGAGATTAAAACAATCCCTCAAATGGTTTTGTTGATTGCTGATTATCAATACAAGGCAGCATTCGTAGCAGATCAGGAAATTAACCTCACTGCTTGTCTAACTGAAATCATGGCAAGCATACAGTTTAAGGACTAATAAATGAAATGGCCAAGAAACGAAACTCAAATTAAAATCAGACTCGTTTTCAAATCAGGACACACGCATGATATGTGGATTAAAGATTTGAAAATGACACCCGAGGGTAATTTAGAGTGGGAACATCTTGAGGACGACAACTCTTTGCTTGAGTTTTCTCCCGATGAGATTGCTGCAATTATAAGAGTTGGTAGTAGGACTAAAACAGTCTGGGAATAAATTATGAGTTTTCTTGAAGAATTGGGACCTCCTGTCGAAGTAGTCGATGAGAAATCTTTTGAAGTAAAAAATAAAAAGATAAGTCCGTTTGATTTTGCTAACAGTATCAGTTTCACAAAAGAGAATCTTATCGTAGACGAAGCTACAGAGAAGGAGTACAATCCTTTCATTGTGAATCGTGCGCTAGGATTTTCTGCTGATACTACTATTCCTGCAAACGAAATGAACTCTCGTCCACACATAGATAGTAAGATGCAGTATGACTTTCTATGTGCGGTCGTTCGCAAAAGTAAACGATACAACAAATGGATTAAGTCTGAAGAAGAAAATTTAGATGCAGTCCAAGAATATTTTGGTTATAGTTTCAATAAAGCGAAAGAAGCCTTGAGAATTCTATCTGATGATGATATTGCAAGCATCAAATATAAGATAACTAGATCAAAAGGCGGCAATCTTTAAAGTTATAAATACATTAAGTTGTAATTATAATAATAAGGTAGATTGAAATGACTGACCAAGATGATTTCTTTAACATTGATTACGAAGGCTATGCGCCTTTGGAAATCCTGTTAGAAGATCCTGAAAACTTTTTAAAAATTAAAGAGACTCTTTCTCGTATAGGAGTGGAGTCAAAAAAGGACAATACTTTATATCAGTCCTGCCATATCCTACACAAGCAAGGTAGATACTTCATTACCC